TTAGCCATCGCTCTTTCTTTAGCTCTATTTCTTTCTTTATCGTCAAAAGGTCTAATGGACGTCATAGTAGTCATCTCCTATTTTACAATCACCGCAAGTCATAATATTAATACCATACTGCTTAGGCGCATCTTCAAAGCATTTAATAATAATTTCTTTAGCTTGTTTTGCTTCGTTTTCTTTAACCTCTACAGTATGTTCATCATGATAAAACAACAAGTGTTTAAAGTCAATCTTATTTTCTTTTAATCGTTGATCAATAAGATCAACAGTAGACTTCATAACTACTGCTTCAGCACCTTGAATAAGATAGTTAAGAGCTTTATGCCTTTCAGAAGGATCTAAACATATCTTTCTATCATCCAAGCCTGGAATAAATCCTTGTTTTTCTATTAATCCATTGACTTTATCAACTAGCTTAGCTAAAGCAGGTAAAGCTTTTTTATATCGATGCATAGCTGATCTTGCTTGACTTACTGTTTGATCAATATAGCCGCTAAGCTTTTGAGCACCAGCACCATAAAGATAAGCGAAAATAAATCGTTTAGCTTGATCACGAGTACATCCAATAATATCTGCATTCATTTGATGAATATCACCGTTAAGCACTGTATCAGTAAACTTAGGATCATCCATGTAGTGTGCTAAGAGACGAAGCTGACAAGCAGCTGAATCAGCACTAACAAGTTTATAACCGCTAGGGGTAACAAAAAGTCTCCTAAATTCGGGACCAAGGGTTGCTTTTCCTGAAGGGAGGTTAGCAATGATTTTGTGGGTTTGTCGAAAAGTAGGTGTACCAATATTAAAAACGTCACCATGTAACCTACTATTATTATCCACATGCTCAAACCACCCTTCAAGTATTGATTTACGAGATCTAAGAGTATAATACTCCATTAATGATTGTCCCACTTCCCCAAGTGGTTCCAAGGAATTATCGGAGAGTTTTGGAGATACCTTGATGAATTCTCCATTGACTCTTTTCCAATTCCATTCGTCCGGTTTCCACCCGATTGAATAGAGGTAACGTTTAACCGTATCAGTATTACCAATGTCACCAATAACAAAATCAATCCGAGAGTAACTAGCCCAAACGGGGCAAGTATCAACAGTGGTGCCATCAGGAAGCCCAAACCAACGCTGTATGTGCGAACTAAGTCTTCCTGCCTTCGTGTAAGTCGGTTTCTTTTCGATTGCATAGCGTTTTCCTGTAATTGGTTCGTGTTCTTTCTTTGTATCAGGATCAACTACTTTTACAGAAGCACTTAGCTTAGGATTAATAAAGTCAGAAATTATTTTCATCTTTTTATCAATTGTAACTAATAACGCTTCTGCGGCTGATTTATCAAATTTCCAACCATTCTGGCATTGCTCTACCATAATCTTATCTAGATTCATTTCAGAGCGTAATGCTTTTAATACTGCTTTTGACTTAGTATTTTTAACGTAAGTCTGTAATTCTTTTAACAAGTACTTGTAAACTTTAGTACCAAGACGAACATCTTGTTGCATGTATACAAACATTTCTTCGTTAAATTCTTCAAAGCCCGATGAATAATCCCCTTTATTATCGTTAAAGAATTCACCCCATAGTTTTAAAGAATGACCAAATCCAAACCTACGATAGTTAAGGACTTGAGACATAACTTTAGTACAATGTACTGTGGCTTTAGGTTGCCAACCTGTTAATTTAGTTAAAGCAGGAATGTCATAGCCAAAAGCATTATGGGCCACAATAGTATCTGCTTTATCTAGTAATTCTAAGAACTCATTAAGCTGATGAGGTTGAAACCAGTATTCTTTACCAGTATCGACATCGATAGCACCAGCGCAATGAAACTTAGACAACTTTGGCAGAAGGTTGTCTGCCTCTATGTCAAAGACTAGTCTCATCAACTTTCCTCATTTCTTTAGCCATACTGTAAAGAAGAAACGCCATTTGATCTCCATTATGTTCATGAATGTTTTTTAGCCAAAACTGTGAAGCCCAATACTCTAAAGAGTCTGCTAGGCTCGAATAGCTAGTTTCATCCATTTCAAAACTTAATTTTTCAAGATCTACGGTATTGCTCATCCATTACCTCCACTTCGGCTTCTCTGTAAAAGTCATATGCTTCGTATGCTCTAGCAACGGCACTAGCAATAGAATGATCTGGATGCTGGTTACGATACATTCTTGCTATTCTTTTAATAAAACTATAATCAATCATCTAATAAATTTCCTAATAATAAATGTGCATCATTAATCTTTTTAAATATTTCATCTGCTGTATGAGATTCGTAATCCCCAGTTTCATGTAACCAATGTAAAGAAGAAGATAAACAACTTAATGCTCTCTTTAAATCTGGTCTAACTTTTTCCAAAGCTTCTTTTTGCTCGTCATAACCTGAATCCCAGTTATCAATTTCTTCTTGAGTTAACATTTTAGTACCTCCAAAGTCCATATTTTCTACAAAATCAGGCCACGTATTCGTATTTTGTGTCATCATCGTACTCCATAATTACTTCAACACATTCTACTCTTGCATTTCTTTTTTCTGCTTTCATTTTCTGAAAATATCTTTGTATTTCTTCTAAACTAAAAGAACTATCTATTTCTTCCCAGTAGCGCTCAACACAACCACACTCCTTAGTTGTTTCAAGAAATTCATGTATAGTGTAATATATCATTTAGGTGGATCTCCTAATACTTTTACTAGACGATTTGCATACCATTCAATCTTTTTTGCATCTTGCAAGGCAGCGTCTTTTTTACCTATTCTCATAGCATACTTAAAAATATGACCTAACAAATGAGCCTTAACGCCTCTGTGTTGTCTAAGAATATACTCCATAAGGTCTATATACTCTAGCCCTTCAGGGAATCTTTCGTAAGCAGAGTTAGGTATCATTTTGTAGTGTTTAGGATTAATAATAGCGTCTTGGTGATCATCTGACATTTTATCAAAGTCACCATGAAAGTCTACTTCTTGCATTTCTTTTATAATACGTTTTTCTACTCTGTTCATTAATAAATACCTCGACCAATCTTCAATATATTCTTTATTATTAGCGGAATAAACTAACACATCATTAAAATCAAAAACTTTAATGAGAGAGTTATGTTGGTTAGATTGCCAATAAGACCAACAATCAATAGCTCTTTGCCATTCTTCGCCATCATAATCTGGCTTTTGCATAGCAGGAGTTCGATAAACTCTATATTGCATTAGCTTTCCTTTTTTGTATATAACGTTTTAATTCGGACCTATTTTTAAAGCCATAGACTTGAGCAGCTCTTTGTTCTGCATCATAGCGAGAATAACCTGCATCATACTCAAGTATTGCTGCTCTTTCTTCGTATAGGTCATCTAATTGTTCAGCTGATAGTTCGTCCATTAAAAACCTCTATAACTGGCTTATCGCCACTTTGAGTTAAAACCGCCATATCTGCACTATAAATTCTTTCTTCTGTATCTGTAAATACAAAGTGTTCGTGCTTATATGGATTATAAGTAACAAACCTGCGATTTCCACTTGGAATAATATAATCTAACAACTCTTCACCTCGTACAAAAGCATGTACATTTTTTACTTTTTCTTTTAAAACTTTTAATCGTCCTGCTTGCCGTACAGCAAACGTTGGTGATATAATCACTACACCGAGAGTATGACGGATTACTTTTCCGTAGTCATCTTTCTGTCGGGACTTAACTGAAAATAGTTGTTTATGTAAGTTGTAATATACTTCAATTTTCACGTCTTAACCTTTCTATATCTTCCTCGTCTAACTTTTTACGAGAATAAGTTGTTGAGTAAACGCTAATTTGATAGTCAGGAAAGTTATACAAAGACATAAGCTCATCTCTAATATTAGGGACTCGCCAGAAGTCATCTGTCTCTACTCTAAAATAATGTCGCCATTGAATCGAGTATTCATCAAACTGATTATGTCCTGAGTTTTTTGCAATATTAATTATCCACATGAATCATACTCTTTTATTAGTTGTGATTTTCTATTAATTTGCCAAATGTCTATAGAGGTTATATCACTTTCCTTGATAAGCATTTCTGCTATTTCTTCGGCTTTATCTATACTAGAAGAATAATCATAAAACCCTCCATTAACTTCAATTTCGTAATAAAATTCTTCTATAATTTCTTCATCCCGCATGTTCAATACA